TTTTTAATTATTTCTGATGATCTGGGGGAAGTGGTGACCCAATTTTTCCGCTTTATACTGTTCTTTGAATAAATTTTCTTTTTCATATCTTTTTTGATCGGCTTCTGGGGGAAGTTTGAATTCTTCTTCTTTTAATACGTCCCTTACTACTCTTTCTAATCCCCAAAATTCCCGGTGAAAAAACTTAATGAACTGCTCTTTCGTTATGTAGAATTTTATGTTGTGATATTCTTCCAAATATCGCCAGAAGAATAGCCCTCTTGAATATCTTGTTTCGGGATACTTTCTGAAAATGTATCGTATTTTGTCTTTGTTGGTTTGGGGTTGCATATTTTCGTTTTTTCTTTTAGTTGCCAATTTTTGAGTTTGGATAAATTGATGTGCAAAGGACAATCTTCATTAACGCATACTCTACAAGTAGCGAATGGATTATCTTCTCTTTGAATTTCTACTTGTTCTCGTTTACAGGCTGGACATTTGATGTTTTTGATTTGAGAGGCATCCATTCTTTTAAAATTTCCAAAAATAACTCAATGTCCATTACTACTAAAATCGGCCGAAAATTTCCTGAAATCACTAAAACTGGGTTCTTATGATCTCTGATTTTTTGGTATTCATTCCAAATATGAATTTTCTCTCTATTTTTACATTCCCAATAGAAAGGCAGTTCTGGAACAAAAATGTCCCCTTTGAAACCTGGAGCTCCTCCGCTCAATGGCGTCCTGTATGCTTTAATTCCCAGTTTTTCTCTAATTAATTTGGCAACTTTTAATTCCAACCTTTTACCTTTTGCTCTTGCTGATTGGGGTTTCATTTTTGTAACTCAATTAATCCTTTTTCAATGCAAGGTCTTACAGCTTTCCAGGGCGTCAACCCTTTTGTTTTCAAGATCTTTGCCGCCAGATCTGCTGAATAGGTAGGATGTATCAAGTTTTTTAGATCTTTTACTCCCATTTCTCGAGCAGTTTGCCAATTAATCTGAAATAAACCAAAATCTCTGGTGTCATTAATTGACCAAACACTTCCACCTTCGCATTTAATAATTAATCGCAAAACATTTGGATTAACTTGATATTTCAGAGCCGCATCCTCGATAGCGCTTTCAATTAATTGGGGAGTTTCTAAATTAATCAGCACCTCGACAGTTTTTTCTACTTCAACAATCTTTTGCTTTTTTGACCCCATCTCATAGCCAACCGTTATCCAGCCAAAAGTGCCCACCAAAAAAACAACAACAAATAAAATAATTTTTATTTTTCTCATGGTTTTATTCGTTAGTCGTTTTTCTTTTAGTATCTTCTTCATAAATCTTCAGGAACACCTTTTGTTTGTTTTTGGCTCCAATTTTCCTCAGTAATCCACTTAATAATCTAAAAGTCGAACCCCTTTTCCCAATCACATATTGCCTATCCTCTGGCACACAATGAATCTCAAGCAGTGTTCCCATTTCGGTAATCTTTTTTTTGATTTCGATTTTTTCGGGGTTTTTAACTAACCCCATAACAATCAGTGTTAAAATTTGTTCAGTTGAAGGTGCACTATTCATTGATATTTGATTTTTATTGTTTTTTATGAGACCTTTAGTGTTTCAGCAAATTTGTCTATGGTTCTAATGCCAATAAATCCTCCCAAAATCGTATAAAGTCCTGCAGCAAGAAAATCTGGTATAATTCCTTCTGTGTCTAAAACTTTTACAATGGCAATTAGAACCAGACACCAAAATCTTCTTGATTTGAGAAATAACCAATCTCCGATCATGGTTTTTTTATTTATTTTTAATTCGACCTTTAATTTCTTCAAGTTTTTTTTCATATATTTTTTTTCGACCTTTTATTTGAAAACGATTTCTTTTTCACTGCCGGCAAATTCTTTCCATTCGCCATCCACTAAAACTTGCCATTTGCCAAAAACTTTTCTCAAGGGAAATCCACTCCAATAAGGACGTTTCTTTTTTTCTAATTTCCCCGCCAACCATTGATTAATAACTGGTGCTGATAGGCAAACGCTTAAAGTCCATCCTAACTTTTCCCCAACTTCGCTATTTAAAAATTTATCGATTAAATCTTTTAATTGCTCCACTGAATATCTTTTGAGTTTTTCTTTGATTAATTTGCCCTCTTTTGCAAAGGACATTTCGGGCTTGAAGCCCTTTAACTCTTGACATTTTTGAATAAAATAATTTCTAATAATCGAAACTTCATTTTGTGCAGGGGTGTTCGTTAGAACACCCTCTTTAGAGGATATATTATTCTTAGTATTCTGTTTGATTGATATATTGTTTGTGGTGTTGATTTCTGTCAATAGAAAGTGTTGATTTGTGTCAATAGTTTGTTGATTTATATCAACACTTAATTTTTCATCCTTTTTTTGCCCGCAATGCCAACAGACTGGTTTTCTGCCGTCAAACTCAAGTTCTTTTATTTTTTCTGTTAATCGAATATACAAATTCATATCTGGAGCTCTGAAGGTTTTAATAAACCCTATTTTTTCTAATTTCTTAATCCTTCTGCTTATAGCTCCCTTGTCCTTAATTCTTAATAAAGGCATTTCTTGGATCAGATGTTTGAAATTTATCCAAGTATATCTATATTCAACTCCCTCTTCTTTAATTGAAAGTTGTTTAATTTTCTTATCATCTGCTTGACACCAAGCACGAAGATAATCTAAAATAGCTGCCTCTTTGATATCTAAAAATTTATATTTGCTTAAAACTATTTGGTTGATTTGAATAAAGTATTTCATATTTTCCGCCCCCCCCAACCTTTCGTTTTTCGTTAAAAAGGGCAGTTCGTGAAAAAAATCAATTTAAATGCGCGATAAAATATTCATTGCAGCTTGTATATAAACCTTTATTTTCAAAAGTCTTTCTCTGTCTCTTTTCATTTTTCTGTACTGAACTTCTGGCATGCAAATTTTTCTTTGTTTTTTGTTTTTTGTCATAAGTTTTCCACAATCACTTATTATTATAGTTTAGCAAAACCCATTGTCAAGTAGAGTTTTCCCCAGCCCTACTTTTATTTTAATCAACCCAAAAACCATGTCAAGATCCCCAAAATCCCGATGGCCAAGGATGGGAATATTGATTTGGCATTTTTGTTAAGATTTTTTCCCATTGTAAAATCTCAAAAAGTCAAGAAGTTCTTTTACTATGACGGCCATTTTTTCGTCCACTTCTGTGTGTTTTTCAATTGTTCTTCTCAAATGTTCCATATCGTTTCTTAAAAAATCCAAGAATGTCTTCACAACAAAATATACGACTGCCACTGAAAATATCGCTACGCCAAATTGTGCAAATCCCATTAATTCTGGCATAATTTTTATACTTTTATTTTTTGTTCTATAATAACCCGTTGAATATGCAAAATTGCTTCGTTTAAATCTGCTTCTGGTATTTCTTCTATTCCTTCGCCTCCAATATCTACTTTCTTTTGCAAATAAGAAATTCCTTTTTTGATTTTCTTTAAATCATTGCCGACTCCTACAATGACAAATGTATACCCTGTCACATTTGGCACATGATAATATCCTTTCTGGTATTTCAGAGATCTTGCGCCCGCAGTAGGATAAATTGCAAAATAACAATCTCCAATTTTTATTCCGTTTTGGGCTTTTTCTGGAAAGATTAAATGTACCCATTCATCGTTTGCTGTTTGATTCCCTAAGGGTAATACTACAAAGAATTTTCCTCTTATTTTTGCTTCTACTGGAATTCCCCTTGCTACTTTGTAAATTATTTCGGCAAAATTCTCATAAAGTAAAGGAAAACCTAATCCAAGAGGATGCGGGGCCCTTGAATTTCCGCTCCATACTGGTTTTCCGTTTCTCCTCACATAAACTATATGATTTGGAACTTCTACACAATAAATTTTTCCTCGATAATTGATTTTTTTAATATGATTAAACCTTGATTTATCAACATAAAATTGTTTTCTTTTAATTCTTTCTTCAACAATAAAAATATCGTAATTTCTAATATAATTTTTATCGCCAATTTTTATCGGTGTATTTTTTGCTTTTCTTACTCTAATATTTGCAACTCCTCCCGTTTTTAAAATTAATTCTTGGATATCGTCAGCCAATCTTTTAGAAGTGGTGTAAAATCTTCTACCTCCGCTTTCTCTAATAGAACCATCTCCTAAACAATAGGCATCAAGAAAAATATTTATTTGTCTTGGCGACAATTTTTTAACATAATCTGGAACAAATTTTTCATTACATTTCCCCAAATTTTTAAGGTATTTATAAAGTTGAATAGAGCAAATTCTAAATCCATTTTTTTCTTTTCTAATTTTAAATGGCAAATCTTTAATATATTCAAAAACTTTATCCTTTTTTCTAAATTGAGAAATATTAACACTACCATAAGACAAACTTCCTTCTGCAAGATATAATCCTAAAAATTTCAACCAGATATCCGTTGGAATTTTTATAGCTGGTAAGTTTATAGTTTTTTTAATTCTTTTTCCACTATTCCAAGTTTTTTGATAAGGTGGTAATATAAAGTATTTTTTCTCTTTTCCTTCCCAAATACCAGTTCTTGGTATTTCTGCTCCTTGAGGAATTCTATCGGCCCTGATAAATTGATAATCTTTCCTCCCTTGTTTTCTTACATACATTTGATGATTAGGGGTAACAACTAAATCTATGCTGTTAGATTGAAATTTGATCATTTCGCCATCATAATCATAGACAAAATAATTTGTGGGTTTTTGATATTCTATTTTTTTGGTTAATGGATTTAGGGCGGCAACTTTATCCTTCTTTTCTAAATTTTTAAACAATTTCCAACCTTTATCGGTCAAAATTTCGGTTTTATCATCATAACAACAAATATCTATCAAATAGGGTTTTCCGTCTCTAACCTTATTTCAGTAGAAATGAAACCTCGCCAATCCAATTTTTGTAAAAGTGGTTTTAATCCGTCTCTAATTTGTGCTATTACTTTTGGCATCTCTAAAGAGCAAACTCCACAATAAGGCCCTTTTTTAATTTCCCAGCCCCATAAATAAGGTTTTACATAATCTGTTTTGTTAAAAATCATATCAAAGCCAGGTTCTTCTCCTTCTATCTTTTCTTCAACAATGAAATTGTAATCGTAGGCAAAAGGACCAAAACTCTTTTGAAGTTTGTTTAATTTCATATCAATTACATCGGCGTTTTGTGCTTCCCAAGTTTCAGCATCCGCTCTAAAAATGTCCAACTTTATGATTTTGTTTGGGTTTTTCTTTATGTAGTTTTTTAGATTTTCAATTCCTTCTGTCAATGCGTACTTCATTACTGGCAATCCTAATTCTTTTAATTTTCTTTTTACCCATTCTCGGTGAAACTCCATTACATCTCCCAGGCCTGCGCTAAAAACTGCATATCCTTGCTGTTTTAAAAACTGTGCTGAATCTCCCGCCCCAACGTCTGGAAACATTATTGTCACGTCTTCTTTTTTAAATTTGAGAAGTTTTTGGAAAAAATAAAGCGGCTTTTTAACATTCCCCATATTTAAACCAATGGCATATCTCTTGAATGTCACATTCTCGTAAAATGGTGTGAAATAATAAACCTCGTGCCCTTCGTTAGAAAGAGAAATCGCAAATTGTGAAAATAATCCTCCTACATCGTAAATGAAGAATGTATGTTTTTTATTTAGTCCTCCGTATGGCATTTTATTCTATTTATTGACCCTGTGCCCATTCTATGGCTTTTTTTCGTATTTCTTCTGGTGTTATAGTTTGTTCTTGACTGACAGGGGATTTTGAGTAAAGCCTGGAGATCGCAGTTGATAATAGAGCAAGCATTTCTGGAGTTTGTAATAATCTTGCAAAATCGGCCCCTCTCAATGCAGTAGAACCTATTAAACTTGGAAGTAATCCGCTTTCTATTCCTTTTCTTGCTGCAATAGTGCCAATTACTGCTGGTAATGCTTTGGGATAAACTATTCCTCCTGCTAATCCTCCTAATTCAAAGAAAGTAATTGGCATTCTTTTCGATGCTTTATGAAGAGTTTGTGCTAATGCTCTTGAAGCTTCAACATAAGGCGCATATTCTGAAAAGATAGCTTCAGTTTCTGGTGCTCCTGTTTTTACAATATCTTCTAATCCCTTTCTTAAAGCCATTAATGCATATTTAGTTTCTGGCATTTGATCAAACATTACTTGAAAGGCTTTATCTCCTAATTTTCTATCAATTTGTCGTCTCAAAGCATTAATCTCTGCTAAATTTAGTCTTTTTCTTCCGATATCGAGATTTAATTTATCTAAACCAGTTTTTAAATTCTCAACAAATGCTTCTTCGTTAAAAAGTCTCTGCAATTCTGGTCTTTCCATTTCTTTTCCATATTGCAATGCTTTTTCTAAAATTTGATTTTTTGTAATTTCTCTTGGTGTGTCTTTTAGATAGTTTTGAATTGCTCTTTCATAAACATCATTTTTTTCATCAATTTTGTTTTTTATTTGCGATGCCGTCCCAATAAGTTTATCTTTAACTAAAGTTTCAGAAGCGCCTTCAGGATCTCGATTATATCTAACGATTGATTGATATAGTCTTTGCCCTAATTTTTGTAATTCTTTTTCTATTCCATATAAAATTGCGGACGTTCCAGCCCCAACCCCTCCTCCAATTGCTGTTGTTTTCGCCAATTCGGTTGGAGTTAATTCTTTTTCTGCTTCCAAACCCCTTGCCAACCCCGAAACTGCTCCTATACCCGCTCCTATTCCTACTCTTGATCCTAATGTAGTTCCTGTAAGAATTTTGGGAGTAGCCGCTAATAATCCAGTTTGAATTGCGCTTCCTACAATTTGTTTCCCAGTTGGCGCCATTCCTCCAATTTCTGGTCCTCCAAAGATTTCAGAATAACCCTTTAATTCCTCTGGCGTAGCAGTTCCTTTTGAAACTTTCTCTTCTAATCTGGTCACTTCTGGAGCAATAACTCTTCTTAATCCTGGTATTCTCATCAAGGTTAAAGCAATTCCTCTTCCAAAGGGTTCCATTCCAAAAAACTTTCCAACTTTCGCTGTTCCACTCGCTATTCTTTCTCCAATTCCTTTTGGTTGATATTGTTGAGCAGATGGAGCAGTAGTTTGAGTCGTAGTAGGCGTTTCTTCAATATATTGCTTATAAACTGGATACTTCTTAATTATTTGCTTTGCTAATTCTTCGTCTGAGACATTTTGATATTGTGGATATTTTTGTTTTATTTTGGTCCCAAGTTCACCTAATGTCATGTTTTTATTTGAATAACCCCAAAGGATCCATAGCCTGATCTAATTGTTGTGTACCTTGTAATTTAATAGGAATTTCTTGTAATATTTGAAGCACTCTATTTAATTGCTCTCTAAATTGATCTGGATTTAAATCGGGATTAAGAGCTCCTAAGGCAGATTTAAGCATTTCTTCTTCATAATTAGAAACCTGTCCTAATGCTCCACCAGATTTAGAGGTTTCTCTCAATGCAGATAAAACACTAAATGCTAAATCACTCTTAAGGCTTTCTAATTTTGCGTTAAAATAGAAAGCTTTTGTCTCAGGTATTATTCTAAAGAGTTTTGATTTAAGACCAACAGTCCAATCACTAACATCGTTTAGTAAATCCTTAACTTTTTCTATCGCAATATTAGTGAAGAGTGAGATACCAGATTGAGTAGCTGCCCCTTTCTCAGTAGCTCCTGCTTTCCTAATTTCTTGTTCAACTTCTGGAGGAGTAATATTTTCAATCTTTCCAGTCCTTTGATCATTTTTATATATTCTGCCACCTATTTCTTTTATTTGAAATTGAGGCAACTGCGCTTCATAAACCGTCTTATACAATCCAGCCTGTTTTAAAAGATTTTCTAATTTTTGTTGTTGTTTTTGTGCCCATCTGCTGTATTCTTCTTCTCTTGCTTTTCTTTCTGCTTCTGCTAATGCTTGTTGCGCTGCTAAAATATCTCCTGCTTGTGCTTGTTCTAATTCTGCTCTTTCTCTTGCTTGTCTTTCTCTCTCTTCTTCTAATGCTTTTGTGGCAACTCCTGGAACTCCAGCCATAGTCCCTCCCAAAATACCAGGTTCTGAAAATCCTGCTGCCACGTATCTTGCCACTAATTTTTGTTGTTCTTCTGCCTGCTTTCTTTCTAAATCTTGAAGTGCCTTCTTGTATCTTTTGTTTAATTCTTCGCTTGTTGTTTCGTAAATTCCTCTCTCTTCTGAAGTTAATCCAGTTGTTGGTGGCGTGCTCTGTAAAGTTTTTTCGTATGCTGATAAAAGTTGATTCATTCTTTGAAGATATTGTTGAGACGGATCGATAGGTGTTGTTTTTGTCGGAAAGTATGTAGTATCAATTCCGCCTGTTGATGCTCCTTCTGTTGATGCTCCTTCTGTTGATGCTCCTTTTGTTGTTGGCGTTCCTCCCGTTGTAGGTTTTTGTCCTGATTTTAACGTTGCGAGTAATTGAAGATTTTGTTGTGCCGTCCCTTGATAATCTTTAATTCCATATTGTTTTGCTAAATTTTGTCTTGAAGCAAAACTACTTGGTTGGTTAATGCTTTTTAGATAATCGACAATCGAAACATCGGTTCGTAAACCTCTACTCGTATTTGTTTGTTGTCGAGTTGGCATATTTTATATTCTCACCGGCATCAGTGAAACTGATGTGCTTGACCCAATTTGAATTGCAATATATGGAAACCCATTTAAAATTAATGCTCCTTTAAAATTCGCTTCTGCATAAGGAATATTTCTCCATAAAGTGCCATCCCTTTGCCATTCCCTTAAAAGATAATTTCCACTGTCGTATCCGATAAAAACTTTCCCCGTCCAGCATCCTATCATATCTACTCTAAAATTCAATTGTGCAATTTCTTGCCATGTATAAGTTGTTCCCGAAATCGTTATTTTATAAAATTTCGTTTTTCCTAATATGCTATCCCATTGCACTGTGTAAAGATAAGTTCCATCGGAAGTTAATCCATTTATTGCTGGAATTGCTGAAGTGGAAGTAATTTCTGTAATCGATGAAAAATCATGGGGCATTTTATATAATCTCGTCCCTTCTCCTATCCAAACTCCGTTTCCATCTATTGTAATTCCACTTGGCGCTTCGTTTGTTGAATGAATTGCTTTTCTATCTTTTAAGGGAAATTCTTCGTAAAGATACCAACCATCGTAGTATTTGTTAGCTGGCGCTCCTGAGGTTCCCGCTATTGAAACAATTAAATTTGCTGCCTCTTTTGAAAAACAATTTGAAACTTGGTAAATGTTTGCATCTGATAATTGTAACATTAAAGGATTTGCCTTTGCCTTAACTGCTAAAGATCCTCTTAAAATCGTTCCTGGTAAAATATTCCCTGGATGGTGAATAATATCCTCTCCTAATTTTATATTTTTGAAATCGATTGCCTCTTTTTTAAATCTTGGCGCCTCTTTTTTAAATGCCATTTTATCGTAGCCGTATTGCTCATAAATTATATCAATTATTTGATTTTCTGCAAGCTTTCTCCTCATCTTTTTGTGAATTTTTTAGGTAAGACCCTTGATTCTTTGGGAACTTCTCCAAAGAATACAATCTGATATAATTCTGGCCCTCGTAATTTTGAAATCTCGTGAATTTTAAATTTAATATCCATTGCCTGTGGCGCTACATTACTCATCCCTTTTTCTTTTCCAATTGCTTGCATCATTACTGCAACTCTTTTCCAATCTGAATTATCGATTGAAACTTCCAATGTCATTGGCGAATTTGCTTGATAACTCATTCTCCAGCCTACCTCTGAAAATTCAATTGGTGTTAAAGGTTCCCCAATTTGGAATAAATGGCTTTCGTATTCCATTTCTATGTCTTTACTCGTTATGCCATCGTCAGCGTCTATATATCCTTCCCATAATAACCAAACATTCCCATTTAAATCTCCAAAATATTGCCTTAATACTCCGCTTTGATTTATAAATGTCGTTGCCGATTTTACATCCATTGGATTATCGTAAGCCCAATAATCCAAAACAGTGTCATACATTAAAACCACATTTTCTCTTCCGTCTGCATTTCCTATAAAAAGATGGTAAATATCGCCATCTTCCCATCCAACCCAATCTTGCGGGTTTGGCAATCCTTCTAAAATGTCTTCAATCCTATAACTGATTTTTTCTGGCGCTCTTCCTGAAAATTGATAAATTCCTTTTCTTCCTGCGAAATGCAAAACTCCGTTTACTATCCAAATTGTTCTCCAGCTGTCCGTTCCAATTCCGTATGTTAAAGGTCTCAAAGATAATGGCTGGTTTTCTTCATCGACATCGAATTGCCAAATTGAATTTCTTTTGAAAATGAGCAATGAATTAAAAAATGGTTTTAATCCCGTGATCTCGTCTCCATCGTTTAGTCCTACGTTAATTACATTAAACGCTGGCCAGCTTTCTGGATTTGCCACATCTGAAAATCTAACTTGACTTCCAGAAGCAATATAAACTCTATCTTTAAAGGTTGCAATGCAAGTTCCATTTGGTGGATTTCCTCCCAATGTCGCTAATGTTGAACCATCCCATTTTAAAACTGAAGATGATGCATTCACAATTATTGCCAAATTTGCATAAGTTGTTGCATCTGGAATTCCTGTTGAATTCAAAGTAATTGTTCCTGTAGCATCAACCCAAGTATTAGTGTTTTCGTTCAAATAATAGAATTTTGCTCCTGAAATCCTTAATAATTGCCTTAATGGTGAAGCTCCCGTTTTGTAATATGGATATAAAAATCTCACTGGGTTTGCGTCTGGTGTATTCCCTACTTTTTTATATCCTAATCTCTTTTTCAAAGAGCCAATTCTTGACAATCTGGCATTTCTCACTAAATATGCCTCATCGATTTTCGCCAGCAAGGGCGAAACTTTTCTATTTATTCCTCCGCCAAATGAATTGATTTCTAAAATTGCTGGCATCAATAATACCATGACCCGCTTTCCCAAGGTGTCTCCCAATCTTCTCCAAATTTATGCACGAATTTGGGAATATCTTCTGTCCTTCCCGCAATTGCCGTTAACCAAGCTGAAACTCCGTTTTCATAAGCCTGTAAAAAATACGATGCTCTTTCTGTTTTAAATGCCTTTTCATAAACCCTCGCAATACAATAATCTACTAAAATTTTTGAGGCTAAATCTGGCACTGGTAATGGCAATTTATCCGTGATGAATTCCAAAGGCCCTGGCGAATAAACATAATACAATCTCATTTTTCCATTATTCGTATTCGTTTTGGGTGTCGGGTTTATCATTATTTTGTTGTGCAATAAATACGGTTCGCTTTCTAAAAAAATATCTCTCTCGTCTATTAAAGATAAATCCATTTTCTTTGCTATTGCGAAATCTCCATTTCCCGAATAATCAATTAAAACCTTTACCATTTTTGAAAAATCCTCTGGTAAATCGTAAGTATTAACTCCTGCTCTCAATTGAATATCACTATCTATCTTTTTTGTTGCATATCCTTCTCCCAAAGCCGACATTCTCGTGAATAAATCAATATAGCCCTCGTTGAAATAATTCATCAGCATTTCATCAGATTTAATAAATTTTTGCTCTGGATCGTTGTATAAATCATAAACCCTGTCTAAAATCCTTCCCAATTGAGAAAAACCCAGTCCCGTCCCTAAAATTGCGTCTGATAAAGGTCCTTCTAAATTACTTCTTGAATTGTAAGAAGCAACTTTAAATAAGGCAGCTAGTGTTGCTGATGAAACATAAATCGTTTGGTTTGAATCTGGTGCAATTTGAATTGTATCTGCTAAATTGTAAGAAACCCCGCCATCGTTTGAAATATAAATTCTGAATTGATCAAAAGGCATAAATCTTACTGGGGTGTTCACTGAATGCGCAAATTTTAAACCGCTCTCCAA